CATTATTATATGCTAGAGAAGCTATTAATAAAACTCGTACAGAATTAGATTCAGATATTCATATTGGTAAATCAATTGTTTATAAAGCATGTGCTTCTCCGTTTATGAAAATTTTAACAAACGCAGGTTATACAGATAGTGAATGCTATGGACTAATTAATCAAATGGGTGATAATAACTGGAAAGGTTATAATATTAAAACTGAAACATTTGATGATATGAAAGAAGCAGGTATTATTGATCCTGCTAAAGTAACTAGAAATGCATTAGAAAACGCGGCTTCAGTAGCAGGAACAGTTTTATTAACAGAAGCAGCAGTTGTTGAAATTAACAAAGATAAAAAAGATAATACAGACGGTTTACCATTCTAATTATGGAAATTAAGGAAAAAAATGTCTTAATAGCAAGACGTGTACCTCCAGGTGATAAATGGGTTTTAGTTGATGATGATAAACAAATTGTTCATTCATCATTAACTGAAACCTTAGAAGCCTATTTTCAAAAAGTTCAAAGACCTTATGAATTTAGGCTTGCACCTCTAAAAGGAGAATTATATATTATAACTACTGAAGAAGTAGCTCCACCTCCACCTAAACGGTTTAATATATATGGAGATTATTAATTAAAAAATAAAAGGTTATGACAAAAAGGTTACATACAATATTAAATGAAAAATATAGACCTGATACATTAGAAGGTTATATTTGTAAAGATGAAATTAAAACCAAATTTCAAGAGTTTATAGATAAACAAGATATTCCTCATTTGTTATTTGCTGGTAAACCAGGCGCTGGTAAAACAACTATAGCAAAAATATTAGTTAATAATATTAACTGTGATTATCTTTATGTTAATGCTACTGATGAAAGATCAATGGATGTTATGAGAGAAAAAGTAGGAGCATTTGCAGCTGCAGGTTCATTTAAGCCACTTAAAATAGTGATTCTAGATGAAGCAACTCATATACTTCAAGCATCACAAGTTATCTTGTTAAATATGATGGAAACATATAGTTTAACAACTCGTTTTATTTTAACAGGTAATTATCCAGAACGACTTATTGAACCATTAAGAAGTAGGTGTCAGGAATTTGATTTACAACCTCCAACTAAAAAAGTAGTAGCTCAACATATTAGTACTATTTTAGATAAAGAAAGTATTGAATATGAAATACCTGATTTAGTTACTATTGTAAATAGATTTTATCCTGACTTTAGAAAAATAATTAATAGTTGTCAAAAATATACTATTAATAATGCTTTAGTGGTTGATAAATCAATTAATTCAACTGATGATTATAAGGATAAAGTGTTAGATGAACTTAAAAAACCGTCTGTAAAAACGTTTAATAACATTAGACAAATTATAGCAAATGCTGATTTAAGCGATTATGAGGACTTATATAAGTTTTTATATGATAAATTAAATGAGTATGCTAAAGGTAATGAAGGTTTAGTAATTATTTGTCTTGAAGAGTATATGTACCATGCAACATTTCGCTTAGACAAAGAAATCAATTTTATGGCTTGCATAGCCAAAATTTTAGAAACAATTAAATAAATATATATGCAACAAGAACAACTAAAAATGAATGTAGATATTAAACAATCTACACCTATTATTTCTGAGGATGGAAATCAAGTTTTCCAAGAAGTAGTAGTATTAAGAAAAATCAGTAAATTTTTAACAGGTACATCTGAGGATGCTATTATTCCAATTCCTGTGTTTATTGATGTTAAAACAGGTAAAATATTAACAGAATTAGTTCCTAAAGAACTTCGTGAAGAATATGAGCAGTACAACCAAGACAAAGCCTAAATCATTTACAATATTTGACTTTATAAAAGCAATTATTGATACTAAACCTAGTTGGGAATCATTTACTCCTGAACAACAAAAACAATTTAATAATTTTATGATTCATAAATTTTTATCTATGAATCCTAAGTATATTACTTTAGTAAATTATATTCAAGGTTTAAATATTCAATCAAATAAAAAGTTGTATGAGACATATTGTTTTATGATTCCTCAATCTAAAAACACTTATTCAACTTATATTAAGTCAAATACTAAAAAAGCTTCACCTGAAGCAGCTCAACATGTAGCAGAATATTTTAAATGCTCAGTCTCTGAGGCAAATGAATATATTAATTTAACTGATGAAAAATGGTTAGAAAATATTTTAGTTACTAAAGGAGTAGATGAGAAGGAAATTAAAAAATTATTAAAATGAGTAAAGTACAATATACAGATTACACTCCTGATTCAATAGTTCAAACAGTAATTGAAAATTATGTTAAACGAGCTCAAATAGGAGAAAAAAAGTATGGAGTAACTTTAGATAGAACTGATTTGGAATTGCTAGATTATTTACAACATGCTAAAGAAGAAGCAATGGATTTAACTCTTTATTTAGAAAAAGCAATTCAATTAATTAAAAATAATGGCTAAAATTCCTTCTATAATTAAGCAGATTAGAGATTTCAAACCCCAAGAAATCAATTATGCTTATCAAAAATCAATTTCATATTCACAATTATCAATGTATTTGTCTTGCCCTAAAAAATGGGCATTACAATACAGAGATGGTCATAAAATTTATGCTCCATCTATTAATATGACATTTGGTACTTCAATTCACGAATCAGTTCAACATTATCTTCACACAATGTATGAAACATCAGGTGCTGAAGCTGACAGAATTGATTTGGATGATTATTTTGAAGAACGTTTTAGAGAAAATTATTCTAAAGAGTATAAAAATAATAATAATACTCATTTTAGTGATTCTGAAGAAATGAGAGAATTTTTTGATGATGGATTAGCTATTTTAGATTTTATTAAAAAGAAACGAAATGAGTATTTTAGTAAAAGAGATTGGCATTTAGTAGGAATTGAAATACCTATTGTAATGGCTCCAAATCCAAAATATTCTAACATTTTATATAATGGGTTTATAGATTTAGTTTTATATCATGAACCAACAAATGAATTTATAATTTATGATATTAAAACAAGTGCTAGAGGATGGGGTGATAAAGATAAAAAAGATGAGATAAAACAATTTCAAATTTTACTTTACAAAACCTATTTTAGTAAACAATTTAATGTTCCTATAGAAAATATAAATGTTAAATTCTTTATATTAAAAAGAAAAATATGGGAGGAAAGTGAATTTCCTCAAAAACGTATTCAAGAGTTTATACCTGCTAATGGTAAAACAAAATTAAATAAAGCCAATACAGCTTTAAATACTTTTATTGAAGATATTTTTAATATGGATGGAACATTTAAAACTACTGATTATCAAGCTAAACCTGATAAAAGTACTTGTAGGTATTGTCCATTTAAAAATAAAAAAGATTTATGCAATAAGGCAGTCTCTTGATATCCTTATATATTTATATACAAATATATGTTATGTCAAATGAAAGTAATGATACCCAACTCACCTCAGTAAAAGTAGACAAAGATCTATTTGGAGTTTTTAAAGTAGAATGTGTAAAAAGAAAATTTAGTTTAAATAAGCTTGTAAATCGAGCAATAGATTTATATCTTAAAGACGAAAGTTTTAGAAAACAACTTACAAATCATATTAATCCAAAAATAAAAGAACAATAAGTTATGGAAAATTTAGAAAAACTAAATTTAAAAATTAGAATTCAAATTCTTGATTCTGATAATCAAATTCTTATACAATCTACAGTTAACCAAACTGAAGTGAAGGATGTTAGGATTTATACAAATGTTAGTCTTGTAGATGAAACTTATTTAATGTTATTAGATGAATTAAAACAAAAATTAAATCAAAATTAAGTTATATGAATTCAAGTTTTGCTTATTTACCTCCTAATGAGAGGAAAAAAATCTTATTAATTTGTGATGATTTAAGAGTGCATTCAGGAGTAGCTACTGTTGCTCGTGAAATGGTTCTTAATACAGTTCAACATTTTAATTGGATACAAGTAGCAGGAGCCATTAATCATCCTGATAAAGGTAAAAAATTAGATTTATCTCCTGATACAAATGCTAATACAGGGTTAAAAGATACTTCTGTTTATCTTTATCCTGTAGATGGTTACGGAGATGCTAATCTAATTAGACATTTAATTAAAGTTGAAAAACCAGATGCTATATTTTTGATCACTGATCCAAGATATTTTATGTGGTTATTTCAAATTGAAAATGAAATTAGAAGAAAAATACCAATTGTGTATTTAAACATTTGGGATGATTACCCAGCTCCAATGTATAATAGACCATTTTATGAAGCATGTGATGCTTTATTAGGAATTTCCAAACAAACAGTAAATATTAACAAATTAGTTTTAGGTTATAAAGCTGAAGATAAATTAATAAAATATGTTCCTCATGGTTTAAATCATGATATTTTTAAACCTATAAATGAAAATGAACCTGGATTTAAAGATTTTAAAAAACAAATTTTTAAAGATAAAGAATATGATTTTGTATTATTTTTTAATTCTAGAAATATTAGAAGAAAACAAATACCTGATACATTATTAGCATATAAATACTTTATTGATACATTATCTGAAGAAAAAGCTAAAAAATGTGCTTTTTTATTACACACACAAGTTGTAGACGATAATGGAACAGATTTAGGAGCAGTATGTGAATATTTATTTGATAATAACCCTAAATACAACATTATATTTTCAGATAGAGCATTGCCTCCTCAACAAATGAATTGGTTATATAATATGACTGATGCTCAAATTTTATTAACATCAAATGAAGGTTGGGGATTATCATTAACAGAAGCATTATTAACTGGAAAATTAATTATAGCTAATGTAACAGGTGGAATGCAAGATCAAATGAGATTTGCTTTTGATGATGGAAATTGGATTGATTTTGATTCTGAATTTCCTTCAAACCATAACGGTACAATTAAAAAGCATGGGGAATGGGCATTACCTGTTTACCCAAGTAATCGTTCAATTCAAGGTTCTCCAGTCACACCTTACATTTGGGATGATAGATGTAAAGCAGAAGATGCTGCTGATAGAATTAAAGAAGCTTATAACATGTCTAAAGAAGAACGTGTTAAAAGAGGTTTAGCAGGTCGTGAATGGGCTTTAAGTGATGAAGCTGGGTTTACAGGAGAAAAAATGGGTCAACGAGTTATTAAATATTTAGATGAATTATTTAATACTTGGGAACCAAGAGAAAAATTTGAATTAATTAATACAAATGATATTCAAAAAAGAGTTTTAAATCATAAATTAATATACTAATATGAGTAAAAATAGTTGTGTTATCTATGCGCCAATAGATACTTTATCAGGTTATGGAGCTAGAGCTCGTGATACTGTAAAATCAATAATTCAATTAAAAAAAGATGAATGGGATATAAAAATTATTCCTTGTAATTGGGGTAATACTCCTACTAACTTTATTGAAGAAAATCCTGAATGGCAGTTTTTAAATCAATATGTTATTCAAGGGCAATTAACATCTCAACCTGATATTTTTATCTGGATTACAATCCCAACTGAATTTCAAAAAGTAGGTAAATATAATATTGGAATCACAGCAGGTTTAGAAACAGATATTGTACCTAATGATTGGGTTGAAGGTTGTAATAGAATGGATTTAGTACTAGTATCATCAATACATTCAAAAAGAGCATTTTTAAATTCAAAGTACCAAAAAATAAACAATCAGACAAAACAATCTGAAGGCACTTTAGAAGTTACAACTCCTATTGAAGTAATATTTGAAGGAATTGATACTAATGTTTATAAATTTTTAGAAAATCCAAATAAAGAAGTAGGTAATTTAGATACTATACCTGAACAATTTTGTTATTTGTTTGTAGGTCATTGGTTACAAGGTGATATGGGTGAAGATAGAAAAAATGTAGGATTATTAGTTAAGGCATTTTTAGAAACATTTAAAAATAAAAAACATACTCCTGCTTTAGTATTAAAAACATCTATTGTAGGTCCATCTTACATGGATAGAGATGAAATTTTAAAACGTATTGCTAAAATTAAAGAAACAGTTAAAGGATATAGTTTACCAAACATTTATTTACTACATGGTGAATTTTCAGATGAAGAAATGAATGAAATTTATAATCATCCGAAAGTTAAAGCTATGGTTAGTTTAACTAAAGGTGAAGGATTTGGTAGACCATTACTTGAATTTACTCAAAGTAAAAAACCACTTATTGTGTCAAATTGGAGTGGACATTTAGATTTTTGTAATCCTGATTTTACAGTTCTAATAAATGGTGCTTTAACAAATGTACATCCAAGTGCTGCTAATCAATGGATTTTAAAAGAAGCTAGATGGTTTTCGCCTGATTTAAGTCAAATAGGAAAAAATTTGAAAGAGGTTTATGAAAATTATAAAGATTACACTGTTAATGGTAAACGTTTAGGATTTTATACTAAAACAAATTTTTCATTTGAAAAAATGAATGAAAAAATGTCTGAGTATTTAAAACGTATTCCTGAATTCCCTAAACAAATGACTCTTAAATTACCACAACTTAAAAAAATAGAATTACCTAAATTACAAAAAGTAGAAAAATAATGGATAACTTAATGACTTGCCCTCATTGTGGCTCAGATGCTTGTTACGTAAATGAAAATTCACCAGAAATCAAAACATATTCTTGTTTTGGTTGTGGTTTTACAACTAATTCTTTAATGAAAGAAGGTGAAGAATTTTTTAATAAACAATTAGAAGTTTTACCTGAACTTTATAAAGATATGATCTTTACAGATAATAATGGTTTAAAATGGATGCCTACAACTATTAATGTACCTAATCAAGGAATGGTATTCTATAATGGTACTAGTAAAGAGAATGCTAAGTGGGCCGCTGTGAAAGCAGTAAAAATAGCAGAAGAAGAAAAAGAAAAATATCCAATCAAAAAGAAACCAGGTCAGTTTTACGAGTATAGAATGGACATGACTACAATGCAAGGTTTTGAGATGAAAGATTTTATGGAAGCTTTATCTTATATTGGCATACTGCCAGAATAATATTATATTAAATAATATGAAAATAAGTTATGCAATTACAGTTTATAATGAACTAAATGAAATAAAACGTCTTATATCATTTTTACTTAAAAATAAACGTAATGAAGATGAAATTGTAGTTTTATTTGATGATAAAGGTCCTAGTGAAGTATGGGAATATCTTGAATCACAAGGTGAAAATATAAAAATCCATCCAGCTAATTTTAATAAAGATTTTGCTAGTTGGAAAAACAAATTAGGCAAACTTTGTTCAGGTAATTATATTTTTCAAATAGATGCTGATGAAATACCTCATGTTGATTTAATTAAATTATTACCTAGTTTGTTAGAACAAAACCCAGAAGTTGATATGTTTATGGTTCCTAGAATTAATGTTATTGAAGGATTAACACAGTGGCATATTGAACAATGGAGATGGAATGTTAATGAAAAAGGATGGGTTAATTTTCCTGATTATCAAACTCGTATCTACAAAATTAACTCTGAAATTAAATGGGAAGGTAAAGTACATGAAAGAATAACAGGTACAAAAACATTTTCTCCTTTACCAACTGAAGAATATTGGTGTTTATATCATCCTAAAGATATTGAAAGACAAGAAAAACAAAATAATTATTATGCTTCTATCTAAAATAACTAATTATTTCTATCCATATAGAGTTCTAGATATAGGAGCTAATATTGGACAATTTCATATAGAATGTAAAAATGCATTTCCAAATAGTTATATATTCTCTATTGAAGCCTCAGATGAATGTGAACCATATTTAAAACAAATAACAGATAATTATTATATAGGATTATTAACTAAAGATAATTCTGAGTATGATTTTTATAGTAGAAAAAATGATCCAATATGTACTGGTAATTCTATATATAAAGAATTAACTCAATTTTATTCATATGATCAATTAAATATTATTAAAAAGAAAGGAATTAAATTAGATAATTTATTTGAAAATGATTCTGAATTTGATCTTATAAAAATTGATACTCAAGGATCAGAGTTAGATATTATAGAAGGAGGAATTGAGTTATGTAGTAAAGCTAAAGGAATATTATTAGAAGTATCATTAACCCAATATAATGAAAATTCTCCTTTATATAATGAAGTAATAGATTATATGAATAATATAGGATTTATTAGAACTGAAATATTAGATGAACAACGTAATCATGGAGCCTATCAACAAGATATACTTTTTATAAATGAAAAATTTACTAATAGGAGCAATTAGTGGAAATTATTCTCCACACGAGTTAAAAAACTGGATAGAAACCTCAAAATGGGAAGATTGTGAAAGAGTTTTATTACTTTATAATCCATCAAATAATGGAATTGAAGAATATTTAAAAAATAATAACATAAATGTTATATATCCTAATTTTGATTTTTGGGGTAATGAAAAAAAACAATTTAATTTTGATACTGGAGTTTGTGATTTTGCTGTTTCTTATGATTTAATTCATAATATTAGATTTTTTCACATATGGAATTATTTACAAAATAACATATATGATAAAGTACTAATCACAGATGTACGTGATGTTTATTTTAACAATAATCCATTTTTATATTTAAATTCTAATTTTTTAACTGCTACAAGTGAAGAAATTATATATGAAAATGAAGAATGGAATAAAAATCATATACATTATAATTTAGGCATAGTAGGATTAGAAAAACTCTTAGATAAAACAGTATACAACGTAGGTGTATTTGGGGGAGGATATGAATTAATGAAAGAAATATGTGTTGATATATATCTATTATCAGTAGGTAAATATAAAGTAGCAGATCAAACATCCTATAATTATTTAATTCAAACTAAATATAAAGAAAAAACTATATTTACTAACTTAAAAGATGAATTAGCAGTACATTTACATGTGATAAATGCTGGATTAGTTAAGTTTGATTTAAATAATATAAAAAATTATAAAATAGTACATCAATATGATAGAATCCAAGGATTTACAAGATAAATATTCAATTATAATTTCTTATAGAAATAGAGAAGAACATCTATCTATACTATTACCAAAATTAAAAGAAATTTTTCAAGATAAAAATTATGAAATAATAATTGCTGAGCAAAATGATGATGATAAATTTCAAAAAAATTCATTATACAACCTAGCAGTATCTAAATCAACAGGTGATATATTAATATTTCATGATGTAGATTATTACCCTACAGATAATGTAACTTATCACACAGATAGATTGACCCCATTATACCCAGTAAGACAAGTATTATTTTTAGGAGCTGATAATCAACCAAGAAATATAGATGATATTCCTGGAGGGTATAGAAATTTTATAAATGATGTTGGGGACCACTCAGGTGGAGTATTTGTATTAAGTAGAGATTTATTTTATAAAGTAAATGGTTTAAATCCATATTATAAAGGGTGGGGTAAAGAAGATGATGACACCAGAGATAGATTACGATTATTAGGTTATAAATGGAAAAGAAATAAAGAAGGTTTATTTTATGGATTATACCATACCCATAACCACCCAGAGCATAATGATGTTGATTTTATTAATAATCATATTCTTCTATCTCAATTAAAAAATAATTTACATTTAGGATATAAAAATGTAAGTGCTGATCTAGAAGAATTTAAAATAGATGATAATATTAAATGGTTAAAAATTAAAAATTTTAAATATGAGTAAATTAGAAACATTATTTAATAAATATAAATCAGATAAAGGAACAGAAATTGGTCCTAAACATTCATATGCCAGCTTTTATGAAAAATATTTAGAACCTATTAAAGATGAGGAATTATTAATTTTAGAAATAGGATTATGTGATGGTAAATCCCTCAGAACATGGTATGAATATTTACCTAATAGTATCATTATTGGACTAGATATTGATGATAAATCAGAATACAATAATGATAGAGTTTTTACATTTAAATTAGATCAATCTAAACCAGACCAATTAGTCAATTTTGTTAAAGAATGTAAAGATAAAGGATATGAATTTGATATGATATTGGATGATGGAAGCCATCATATGTTAGATCAACAGATTACTTTAGGATATTTATTCCCTATTTTAAAATCAAGAGGAATGTTTTTTATAGAAGACTTACATACTTCTTTAGCAGATAATGGTTTTCCTCTTTATGGAAAAATGTTAGATATACAAGAAAATAGAAAAAATACAACTTTATATTATTTAATGGAGTCATTCAATAGTATATATCTTACTCAAGATCAAAACTATTATTTACAACAAAATATTAACTATATTGAAATTCATAATAAATTTAACCAATATCAAGAATCTCAATTCAAATACAGAAGTATTACTTCATTAATAAGAAAAAAATGATTAAGTTAATTATATTTGATTTAGATGGTGTATTAGTAGAAGCTAAACAAATACATTATGAGGCTTTAAATAAAGCATTAGGATCAAAATATGCTATTAATTGGGATGAACATTTATCAATTTATGATGGACTTAAAACTAATCAAAAATTAGAAATGTTAACCCTTAAAAAAAATTTACCACCAGAAAATCATAAACAAGTATGGAAAGATAAACAAATATATACATTACAAGCTTTAAAAAATTTAAAACATAACTCAGATTTAGTAACAACAATGGCTATGTTAACTAATAATGGTTATAAATTAGCTGTATGTTCTAATAGCATTAGAAAAACAGTATTAACTGTATTATCCAAACTTGGTATTATTGAATATTTTGATTTAATATTATCAAATGAAGATGTCAAAAACAGTAAACCACATCCAGAAATATATTGGAAAGCTATATCAATAATGGGATATTTACCTGAAGATGTTTTAATTATAGAGGATTCTCCTTATGGATTATTAGCAGCTGGAAGAAGTAAAGCTAATATTATGAGAGTTGGTTCTCCAAAAGAAGTTACATATATTAATATTAATAAATATTTAAATAAAGAAAAAATAAATATGACACCTAAATGGAAAGATGATAAATTAAATGTATTAATTCCAATGGCGGGTGCGGGTTCTAGATTTGAACAAGCTGGTTATACATTTCCAAAACCTCTTATTGATGTTAGAAATAAACCAATGATCCAAGTAGTAGTAGAAAATTTAAATATTGATGCCAATTATATCTATATTACACAAAAAAAACATCGTGAAAAATATAATTTAGATACTTTATTAAACCTAATTACCCCAGGCTGTAAAATTGTTGAAGTTGATGGGTTAACTGAGGGAGCAGCATGTACCGCGTTATTGGCTAAAAAATATATTAATAATGATAATTCATTATTTTTTGCTAATTCTGACCAATTTGTAGAATGGGATTCAAATGAATTTATGTATAAAATGCAAGAAACTAATGCTGATGGAGGCATAGTTACATTTAAAGCAACTCATCCAAAATGGTCATTTGCCAAAATAAACGAAAATGGACTAGTAATAGAAGTAGCTGAAAAAAACCCAATATCAGATAATGCAACTGTTGGGTATTATTTTTGGAAACATGGCTCTGATTTTGTTAAATATGCTGAACAAATGATTAAAAAAAATATTCGTGTAAATAATGAATTTTATGTTTGTCCTGTTTTTAATCAAGCTATTGAAGATAAAAAAGAAATAAAAACATTCAATGTTGATAGAATGTGGGGATTAGGCACACCAGAAGATTTAGATTATTATTTAAAAAATTACAAATTATGATAAACATCAATAACTTAGAAGTAACTCAAACATCACAAATAATTTTTGATAGTTTTAATTCTTTCTTATTAAGTAATGATAGAAGAGTTTTTAATAAGATGATAGCAAGAACTTTACTTTATAATCAAGTTAAAGATATTCCTGGAGATATTGTTGAATGTGGAGTATTTAAAGGAACAGGATTGTATACTTTTTTAAAATTAAAAAATATTTTTAATCCTAATAGTTCAAAAAAAGTAATTGGTTTTGATTTTTTTGATACTGAAGGATTAATATCTTCTATAAATGATAATACAGATAAAGAAGCAATGAATGTTTTATTCAAAGATAGAAATTTTACACATAATAATTCATTTAAATCAATGTTACATGATCAACTTTTATCACATGATTTTAAATCATCTGAATTTGAGCTAATACAAGGAGATATATCAATAACTAGTAAGCAATTTACTGAAATGAATCCTGGGTTTAAAATATCTTTATTATATATGGATTTAGATTTAGAACAACCTACATACGATACTTTAAATAATTTATGGTTAAATATAACAAAAGGTGGTGTAATAGCATTTGATGAATATGGTTATCATAAATGGAGTGAGTCTCGAGGAGTTGATAGATTTATAGAAGAAAAAAATTTATCAATAAAATCCTTAGATTATGCCTGTCCTACAGCATATATAACAAAAATAAAATAATTTTAAATGAAAGTAGCATTATGTTTATCTGGCCAAGCTAGATTTTTAGAAATATGTTATTATGAATCTATGAAACCTTATATATTAGAGGCCTTCAATCCAGATGTATTTATACATACTTGGGATATATCTAATATGGTAGGAGAACATTTTAGGAATGGAAATGATTGGGCAATGGGAGACAAAATTCCAAAAAATTTAATGGAAACAATGCTTACCTTATACAACCCAGTAAATTGTATTATTGAACCTCAAATACAATTTGAATCTAATAAATGGTCTAATAGATTAATGCCTAGTATTAAAAGTGATCATTTATATAGTATGTTTTACTCAATATATAAGTCAAATGAGCTTAAGAAACAATATGAACAAAAAAATAATTTTATATATGATTGGGTTATCCGAATTAGATTTGACATGGCTATACCTAGTGGTCCATTACCTCTAAATAAATTAGATAATAATTTTTTGTGGGTAGCAACAGGTTGTTTTGATAATAATAATGGATATTTAGATTCACTAGGATACTCACATTCAAAAATAATGGATATATACTCAGACACATTTAATCATATAGATGATATAATTGATAAAAATCCAAATATGGGTGTATGTGGAGAATATGTTTTACGAAAACATATAGATGGTAACCAAATCCCAGTAGCTGAAATTGGAACTCACAAATGTTATAGATGATACTGATATCACATAGAGGAAATACAAATGGTAAAATTCTCGAAGCAGAAAACCATCCAGAATATATTAATGATACTATTTGTTTAGGATATGAAGTTGAAATTGATATGTGGTGGTTTAATGATAAAATTTATCTAGGACATGATAAACCACAATATGAAGTTAATGATAAATGGTTAGAAGAACGAATAGACAAATTATGGATTCATTGTAAAAATGTAGAATTATTAAATTGGATTAGAAATACCTCATTACATTATTTCTGGCATGAAGCTGATACTATAACTTTAACATCAAAAAATTATATCTGGGCATACCCAGGTAAACAACCTATTATAGGTAGTATAGCAGTAATGCCTGAGTTAAATCAAGAAAGTGTATTTGGTTGTATAGGAGTTTGTTCTGATTTTATTGAAAATTACAAAAACAAATTATATGAAAATTATCTATAGAATAAGTGATACAGGTTACAATAAAATAAAACCAGATTACATAAATAATGAAAATTGTTTAAAAAACTTTTGTAATGTATTTTTTGATTACATTTGGGACATTTATATTATAGCAGATAATATAAGTGAAAATACTTACACCATGATTAAAAAATATATCGACCCAATTAATATATCAAGAGTATCAGTTGGTCATGGAGCAGGAACATTCAATTTAGCTTTGGATAAAGCATTAAAATGGAATGATGATGAAATAGTTTATTTTGTAGAAAATGACTATATTCATTTACCCGGTTCACCTCAAATATTAGAAGAAGGATTTAAATTAGGAGCACCTTATATGACTTTATATTTACATCCAGATAAATTTATTTCCCCATCACAAGGTGGCAACCCAGAAGTAGACTCAGATGGGGGATATCCAACTAAAATTTATAGAGGTGAAACTCAATTATTTGGAATATTTAATAGCACAACTATGACATTTGCTGCTAAAGTAAAAACATTAAAAGAAGATGAAGCAATATTAAGAAAATATACAAGTGGAACTCATCCAAATGATTTTCCTATGTTTTTAGAATTAAGAGATAAAGGCAGTGCTTTATTATGCCCTTTAAACACATTTAGTACTCATGGAGAAACAGCTTGGTTAGCACCTTTATATAAAATAAAACAAGAAAATTTAGTTGAAGAATGGAAAAAACACCTATCTCAGTAATTGTTCCTACATTTCGTAGTCCAGACGCCTTAGATTTATGTCTTAGATCAGCAATTGAAGGACAACAAGGTAGAAACAACCAAATCATTGTTGTTGTAGATGGTCATTATGACATCAATAAAGAAATACTCGAAAAATATGCTAAATCAATTGATATACTGAATTTAGAACAAAATGTTGGATTATGTAGAGGTACTAATTTAGGAGTTTATAACGCAAAATATGACTTAATTTTAATAGTGAATGATGACAATGTATTTCCTAAAGATTGGGATATTCATCTAGAAAAAGATCATACTAAAAACTCAGTGTTATCTCCTAATCAAATTGAACCACATCCAAGTATGTTCTCTCAATTTCATATAAAAGACTTAGGTAAGTCTATTGATGTATTTGATTTAAAACGTTTTCAAGAATATGAAAAAACTTTAAATGAAGTAACATATAAAAAAACAGTTGAAGAAACAGGTTCTACATTACCTATTTTTATGTCTAAAATAGATTTTTTAAAAGTAGGAGGATGGGATGAAAATTATGAGCAAGGAATGGTGGCAGATTGGGATTTCTTTCTAAAATGCCAATTAGCAGGAATGAAAATGTTTAGAACATATGGTTGTCATTTTTACCATTTTGCCTCAGTTTCAGTAAATGGAGAAAAAAGAAGACAAGCTGAAATAAATGGACATGAATATGCTAAATACAAATGGGGATCTTACATCAAGCACAATCCTATAAATAACTTAAAATACATTTAAAATTAGGCTCACTAAATATTTATTAATATATTTAAAATAAAGACTATGTTAAAATATAAAGCCTATTTTTATTACTCAAAAAACGATTCTAAAAAAGAAGCTATTGATAAAATAATAGCTATATCTTATGAAGATGCTTTACAATTTTTTATAGAACGAAAACAAATGGATGAATATACATTTTTAAATTTATTCGAAATTGAAGAAAATGAAATTGAATCTAAATAATTTTGGTAAGAATCTAAAATTAAATAAACGAGATAAAAAACTAAAAGAAATTTCAGAGGATAAAATGTTTATTGAAACAATAGGCATATTAGAGACTTGTTGGAATAAATCAAATAAAATGTATGAGTTATTTGGAGTAAATATTTTAGAATATGAAGAAAGTTATTATCAGGTAATTGAAAATTTTATATTTTTAAAATATGGTAATTGGAAAACAGAATTAATAATGTGGTATATTTTTGGTAGAGTTGATAATGAAGGAAAAATACATCCATTAACCGTTTCATTTAAAGATGAAGATACTGAAGAAGAAGTACTTATTAAAAATGCTTCTGAGTTATGGCAGTTTATGATTAGATTAGAAAAAAATAAAAATAAAGAATAAAAGTTATGAATAAATTATGTTTAGGTTGTAATCAACCAATTCACCCAAAACGGCTAGAAATTTTACCAAGTGCTACTAAATGTGTAGCTTGTTCAACAACAAATAAAAAATCAGGTATCACTATCACTAGAGGTGAAGGTGATCACACTTATAATGAAACAATAATCATGGAACATGAAGATTATGTTCGTTATAAAGAATTAGAAGAAAAAGTACATGGTAAAAGAAAAGATGATATAGGTCATCCTGATTTTGATGATGAAGATGAAGGAGAAAGTGAAGAGCCAACTGTAGAACCAAATGCCTAAATCAAAACCTTTAACAAAAGAACAGATATTGTTAGCTATGCGGCACACGAAATCAAATCGTGCTGCCGCTCGTTATCTTAATGTGTCTTACATTCATTATAAAATGTGGGCTAAATCTTACCACGAATTTGAAGGTGGTAGATCATTATTTGAAGCTCATAAAAATCAAAGTGGGAAAGGAATCCCTAAATTTTTAACAGGTAATAATGCTAGAAAAAGTCAATGGAGTGTTTTAGATGTTGTTGAAGGTAGAGTAGCAGCTACCCATTTTAAACCTGAAGAAATCAAAAAGAAAATGATTGATGAAGGTATCTTAAAAGAAGAATGCTCTATGTGTGGTTTTCATGAGCGTAGAGTAAATGACTATAAAATGCCTTTAATATTAAATTTTAAAGACAATAACCCAAACCATTATAATTTAGGTAACATCAGATTTTTATGTTATAATTGCTTCTACTTGAATATAGGAGATATATTTAATAAACAAGATCTTAAACAATTAGAAACCCACCAACCAGTACACGGTACTAGTGAAGCAATTGATTTTCAGTTAGATGATTATCAATTAGAACAACTATCTAAACTAGGTTTATATGAGCCACCTAAACCTGAGGATGATGGCTCTGAGTTTATTTCAAGACTTTAAAATATTTATTATTGATGGCTAAAAATAAAAGACATGAAAAATTGGTTAAGGACTATGATAAACAAAAGTCTGAACACTTGGATAAATTGGCTACTAAGATGTTAAAGAATGATGAAAGAGCGCAGAAATTGAAGGAGAAAAAAATAAATAATAATTTTTTAAAATTATTTTAACTATGAAACCAAAAGAATTTACTGTCAAAACTATGGATGATTTTCAGACTCTAGTTAATGCTAGACATTTTAGTATATCTGAAGCCATAGTAGATTCCATTTTAAGAAATTTAAAAACACGTAAAAAACGAGTTCACGTACTTTCAGTAAAATGTGTTGAAGATGATGCTATATTTGATGTAACATTAGATAAAACTAAATTTATTGATACTTTACGTGAAAATTTAAAGTATTTTGAGGAACGTGAGTTGTATGAAGAATGTGCAAAAATTAATAAAGCAATTGATGATTTGAATAAAGTAAAAAAATCTCGCTAATATTTATAACAAACACATCAAATGGCATCTAAAATAAAAGAATCAACAAATAGTTTTCTTAAAAAAGCTAAGAAAAAACGTCCTGGACGTAACTCTAAGAACAAATCAAGTTCTAATAAGAAAAGTAAGAACTACAAAAAACCATACGTGGGTCAAGGAAAATGAAAAAATCTGAATTATATCAAATTATTAAAGAAGAAATTTTAGCTGAGGCTAAAAAAGATAAATCTGGTTTACCATTTGCCTTAGCAGCTAACATTGTTAAGTATGGTCAACCTCAAACTCCTAAAGGAGCTAAAAAAACAGACCTTACTAAAAAACAAGAAAAAAGTGTAAAGAAAACAGCCGAAAAGTTAAAAAAGTCTATTAAGGAAAATAATACTCCAAAACATAAAATTGTAGCACAATGGATGGGACCTGATTTTTTCTTAGCTAAAAAGAAAGAAGAAACTTGGGATGATAAAGATTATGATTTGTTTTATAGATTAGAGAAAATGGTAACTACCACTGGTGAAGTACCTAAACTCAATGAAAACAAAGACAACTACATGTTTTTCCAAAACCTTAAAACTATTAAAGAAGCTGTAGATGAAATGTTAGCTATGGATCCTGAAATGGTTGATATGATTTTATCTAATGGGCATGATTGGGCTAATGATCATATAGCTACTTCAAAAGATGATACTGAAGAAGTTTATAATTTCCTAAAATCTAAATCAGCTGCTTTAGTAGCTGAGAAATTAAAAGGTGGTCAAAAGAAATTAGATGCTAATAAAAATGGTAAAATAGATGCCGAAGATTTTAAATTATTAAAAGCTAAAAAGAAATAACCTATGGCAATTAATTTCCCCTTAAATGATATTAATAATGGTGACTCAGGCTTATCAGCTCGACTCACCCTTAATGATGTTATAGAATTTGTCAATTCAGGATCACAATGGCTTTCAGGTTCATTTACTGGTTCATTGTTAGGTACTGCTTCTTATGCTTTAAATGGAAGTACAGATACAAGTTCACTTGTAACTACTTCTTCATTTAATTCTTTTACTTCTAGCTATTATGCTGATAGTGCTTCTTTTGATTTAAGAATTAACACTTTAACCTCAGAATCATTAGGACCAGGTGTAATTGATGTGAATGTAGCTACATCAGCTTCATTGAGATTATCAACTTATTATAATGGTCCTTCAAATGATGGAGTTGGAGCTACTTTAACATCTGTAGCAAATGGAGCTTTAGGAGTTATTGATGGAGTTACAACTTTATTAAATTGGAGAATATTAGTTAAAAATCAAGCATCCCAATCACAAAATGGTGTTTATCAATTAACTCAAACCGGTTCTTTAGTAGTACCATTTATTTTAACTAGAACAAATGATGCTGATGATTCAACAGATTTTACCCCTCAAATTGTTGTTCCATCTACAGGTTCAATAAATAGAGCTTTAGATTTTGCTCAAACAACTGAGAGTCCAGTTATTGGAACTAGTAGTATAGTTTATACTCAAATTACTTCAAGTAATTTATATACATTTCAATCAACAGTTGGAACCCAAGCATTAAATCAAATACCACTTTACACAAGTGTTGCTAGACAATTAACTCCTGGTAGTTCAACTTTTACATATAATACATCAACAGGTGTATTTAGAATTAGAAATGTAAATTACACTTATCCTTCAACTCAAGGAGCTAATGGTACTGTATTAATGAATAATGGTGCTGGAGTTTTAAGATGGGCTAATAATTTTACAGGTAGTTTTTCAGGTAGTTTTACAGGTAGTTTAGTTGGAACAGCTAGTCAAGCCTTAACTGCTTCTTATGCTGGTAATTATCTTCCATTAACAGGAGGAACAATAAATGGAGATCTTATAGTTACAGGTACTGCTTCTTTAGCTTTTCTAAATGCTGTATATATTTCATCTTCAATAAATTATGCAAGTGGTTCAAATCAATTTGGTGATGATACTAGTGATATTCAAACCTTAATTGGTACTACAATTATAAGTGGTGCGTTACAAGTAACTGGTAGTGCAAATATACCTGATTTAACAGGTTCATTATTTGGTACGGCTAGTTGGGCATATAATGCTGTAACTGCTAGTTATGTTGAAATATTCCCATACACTGGCTCAGCTGAAATTACCGGTTCATTAGGTGTAACAGGTTCATTTGGACAAGGATTAAGTGTAATAGTTTCAGGAGCTTATTCACACGCTGAAGGTAACTCCACTCAAGCAATAGGTGATTATTCTCACGCTGAAGGTGATACCAATATTGCCTCAGGTTCATCATCACATGCTGAAGGTTATGTTACTTTAGCTTTAGGTCCAGCCTCTCATGCTGAAGGTGAATCAACTCAAGCATTAGGACAAGGATCTCATGCTGAAGGTAATTCTACTCAAGCAATAGGAAATAATTCCCACACTGAAGGAGCTAATACTATAGCTTTAGGTACTTTTTCACACGCAGAAGGAGCTAATGTTCAATCAGGTTGGAGAAGTTTTGCAACTAACATAGTAGCAGGTACTGCCTCAATAGCAGGAGGTGATTTTACAAGTGCATTTGGTGGAGGTGGTGATATTATAACAGAGATTACCATTTACGCTTATAACTCAATGAGTTATGATGGTGTTAACACTTATATTTATATTAATGATCCAAATGCTGTTGGTTCTTATATAGCTGACACCCAACAATTAAATAATCCTTTAGCTGTTTATCTTTTAGGTGATAGTTCACACGCGGAAGGTAATAGCTCTCAAGCATTAGGTCCTTATTCACACGCGGAAGGTCAAGGTG